TGCTGTTTTAGGCCATGAGTTGTTAGGAGTTGTTGATGGCTTAGCTGGTATGACATCTACATGGAGTAATGCACGTAAGGCATTCTATGCTGAGTACTATGGCATGGGATTACGTAGCAAACGCGGTACTGTCATGATGACAACTGAAGAGCTTGGTGCTAATTGGCAAACAAACCTAGCAAGAGCCTTTGGTTTTGAGACTGATAAAGAATCTGCGTTATGGAAAGCATACGACTACAATACAGCAAACAAGAATGAGATGAGAGCTGTGAAGGATGACCTCCAACACATCTATAATTCATTCATGAGGTCTGGTAATGTAGAACTATACCGTAAGCAACGTGCTGCTATCATGGGGCCATATGAGAACACTGAAGCAGGTACAAAAATCATTGAGAACTTCAACAAGAGTGTTCTTGATGGTAAGTCTGCATTCAGTAGAGAGGCTTCAGCCTTTACAAAAGACTATCTAGGTAACGGTGGTGTTATGCCATTGTCAACTGGAACGCTATTAAACGATAACGAGGATAAGTAATGCCTAAATTTTTAGATGAACCGGATATTAGATCTCTTCGCCCTGAACGGGGTACGCAGGGTAGAGATCCTGTAGCTGGAGGTATCAGTGATATAGCTGATGCCGTGTCTGGTCTTAGTCGTCGGTTAAAGTCTGACAGAGCAGAGCAGGCAGTGGTCCAGAAGGGCCAAGCTATTGGTGAGGCTACTACTTCTATTCTTAATTTAAAAGATGAGAGAGCTAACCTTCTTGCTGAAGAAGCTGATGTTACAGGCCAGATTTCTAACATCTATAGTGATGATCTTGTTACTGAAGAGGAGAAGGTAACACTTGATTCTCTATCTGATCAGAAAGCTAAGCTAGATAGAGCGCGTAAGAGTGGGCTGTTGAATGAGACAGCTTATAACACACGTTATAATGCTATGTGGAAGCAGAGCCTATCAAACGTAGGCAACCTATCACTACAGCCTGAGATCAACTCGATCTTTGGTAGTGGTATTGCTACGTTCCAAGAGCCTGAGAAGGCACAGGATGCACAACAGGCTGCACAGTTGGATCAGATCCATGGTAAAGGTAATTGGGGTATCCAAGAGAAGGGACAGTTGCTAGGTAATCAGGCTTTTGTACAGCAGAAGATTCAACAAGGTGCTCAGAGTATTACTAAGCTATCAGGTAGCATTGCTAATCTATCATCTGCTATTAACAGTACGTCTGTCAATGGTCTACTCACTGCTGTTAAGGGTAATGCCGGTGTGATGACTGATGTACATAAGAACAACTACCTATTGGCTGCTCAATCTTCACTTAGTCAGATGGAAGGGTTGTTCAATAAACGTGTAGCTGAAGCAAGAGCTAATGGTGAGCGTTTAGATGGTGCTGTTATTCAGAAGATGAAGGATGATTTAGATGCGGAACGTAAGTATTACTTAGAGACTGTGCCTAACCAGATGGAAACATTCGGTGCAGGTGAGCAGCTGGATAAAGCATTAAAGCTCAAGCAAACCCTAATAGAGATTAACAAACCTATGTCTGCATCAGCTAATGCTGCTTTCACAAGTGGTGGTAGCAGTGGTGTAGGTGGTCAGATCACAGCAGAGAAGATGCTTGATCCTGCATTCGTTAAGAACCTTGAATCATTACAGACAGGCTTACCTATTGAGATGATGCAACAAGCAGCAGTTGATCAGCTTGTATGGCAGTTCACCGGTGATGTATCTGTAGCTGACATGGTAGATAAAGGATTAGTTAACCCAGAGCTTCTTGTTCTTACAGGATCTATGGCTATAGACAACGTAACTGTTGAGGATAAGCCGGCGTTTGATGCTATGCTATCAGAGGTTGATAAGTATAGAGCTGGTGTTAACTTAGAAGATACTACTAAGTTTACTGAGTCAATCGTATCCTTCGGAACTAAGGCTAGAAAAATAAGTGTAGAGTCTAAGAAACCTAACGGCAATGAAAGAGATTCTAAAGCACAGGTAGCACAGGTGTTAAGAGCACAGCTTGCCCGTGTTGTTACAGACTCACGACGAGAAGACATTAACATTATCATGGGTGAAGATGGTATTCCTGTTGTACAGCAGGTCCGGTTCAGCAAGGGTATTGCTTCAAGAGGACAGGGTTCAGGCATCTCAAGTATGCAAAAGCAAATAGATGCTCTTGTTGGAACATACACTGAGTATAGTAAGTTTGGATTAGCTGATATGAAGGATCTAAGTGAGCTTACATTGGCACAGCCTGAGCGAGAGGATGTTAAAGTCCAGAGTAGTAGTCCTATCTCACGAGCTAATGCAGCACGTCAAGAGAACCAGCCTGATGTATCTGGATTAGAAGATGGTGTCTATGAAGATGAAGATGGTAATCAATTCACAGTAGTAGGTGAGGAAATTCAGTAATGTCGAAACTTGGTGGTGTAGATAGGAACTTAAAGAGGGTGGGCGATGTCCCACCTGCTCCGAGCGGGGGGCTAACTAAGATAGGTGAAGTCCCCGTGGCTACACCTAAGTTAAAGAAGGTGGCTGAGGTGGCATTCAATTCGTTTGAAGAGTCACTTGCTGAGGTAGAGAACGCACAGAAGGTAGGCTTTAAGGGTGATCTCTGGTCATCTCATGCCTCACCTGAAGGTGGGTTAGATACCATAGGCTATGGTCATAAGATAACACAGGCTGAGGAGGATGCTGGTACTTATAAGAGTGGTATTAGTGATGCCGATGCTATTAAGTTATTCAGGGCTGACATAAAGAAACATGCTGACATAGTGAGGAAGGATGTTGAAGACTTCGATGACTTACCTAAGAAGTATCAGGATGTGTTAGTTAACATAGCCTTTAATACTGGCTCAGTTAAGGCTAACAAGTGGCCATCTTTATTGAAAGCAATGAGAGCTGGGGATGATAAGAAGGTACGTGAGGAGAGTGTCACATCATTCACTGATGCGTCTGGTAAGAAAGGATTGTTGAAGACCCGATCTAAGAAGATAGCGGATGCAGCGGGGCTAGATTCATGAACGCTCTAATAGAAGCAGCAGGTAGTATAGAAAAGCTAGGCATAGTGGGTATGCTAGCCCTAGTCCTTATCGGTCTAACGTATGCAGTACGACTCCTGTATAAAGATCGTAAGTCATGTGAGCATTCAAGGCTCGGTGATGCAGAGGAACGGGCTGAGATAAGAGAAACTCTCGGTGAGTTTAAGGGGAGGCTATCCACTATGGAACAGTTTCATTATGAACATTTGATTGGTATGAATAAGGATAAGAAATAATGGATGAGTCAATTATCTGGGCAGATGTAAGCACAGTGATTAGTATAGCTTTAACTATACCATTCCTATGCTATTGTGTAGAGGTGGCCTACCTATGGTGGCCTTCGTTCAAGAAGAGTTTTGATGAGGGGCAAGAGCCGGCTTCAGCTAAGCTCGCTAAGGGTATATGGATAGGGTTTGCGTCTAACTTCTTTGACAACCTATACTGGGGTGTGACATGGTTTGCTTTCTATATGCAGTGGCCTATAGCTCTAGCTTTCTTAGCATGTGGACCATTGGTAAACATATTCTTTAGGCAAACAGGTGGTGTAATAGCTGCACTCAATCATGTTGAGGCTGCTACTGAGCTACATAAAGGTGAGCAACCTGCGTATAGAAAGTATTACTGGGTAGCTGGCATTGTTGTTGGTATAGTTCTTTGGTTTTTTAAATAAGGAGAGATTATGAGTGTGTATAATATACCTTTTGATACACATCAAGACTTGATAGAGTACTTGGATGAGAATGAACCTGATCAATATGCTGTATACAAACATGAAGATGAGGACGGGGGAATCGTATGGTTGTACAGCTCCCCCGTTCCTACTGAAGACTAATCCTCTTCTTCAACCTCATACAACATACCAATCTTAAATGATTCAATTATACCTACCACTAAAGCTGGAGGTAGTACGTTGAGAGCGGCATCGACAGCAGATTCAAGCTGTGTTCCGAACTCGTCTACTGCCTCATCCCAGCTCTTATCACCCAGCTTGTCCATGAAGGTGTTATCTACACTCATTAATATACTCCTATGGTGGGGGCAAACCCTCCATTCATGACTGTTGGTGTATACTCTATGTCGCACTCCTCCTCCTCAACATACTCCAAGCATCCTTCGGGGTGATACCCAATAGATTTGATAAAGTAATCGAAGGCTTGAAGTAGATCATCTATAGTAGATTCACCGTCATCGATCTCAAACGTAACAGAAGCCACGTTGCCATACGGTTTCATATCTTCATCTTGTACATGCTGTATTGTAATCATAAGTCTATCTCTATATTCTCTTCGGCTTCAAACATATAATCTAGTAGGTCACGTTCCATTATAGATTGTAATCCCCTAGCCCCTGTTCCATTCTCAATAGCTTCCTCAGCTATCTTAGTTAATGCTTCATCTGATATTCTCAGAGACGTACCATCTAAGGCAAACAACTCTTCATAGTGTTTAACGATAGCGTTCTTAGGTTCAGTCAAGATCCTCTTCAACGCATTAACATCTAATGGATTGAGCTTAGCTAACACAGGTATCCTACCCAGTAGTTCAGGTATCATACCATATGATTTAAGATCTTCAAGAGATGTATCACACATAGGTGTTTGTTTGTCTTCATCAATGCTTGATAGATCAGCACCAAAGCCTATTGAGTTACCCTTCCCATTGATCCTTGCACTTGCTATCTTATCTATACCACTGAACGCACCCCCTACAATGAACAAGATGTTAGATGTATCAACCTTAACCTTCCTTTGTTGGTTGCCTGATCCAATCTTAACAGTAGCAATCGTACCCTCTATTAGTTTGAGCAGTGCATGTTGCACCCCTGCCCCTGATATGTCACGCTTACCACCTGAGTCGGCTCTGGCACACACCTTATCGATCTCATCGATGTAGATGATACCTCGCTCTGCCTTCTTAACATCATGATCACACTCATCAAGAAGTCTTTCAAGTATTGTTTCAACGTCATCACCAACATACCCCGCCTCCGTCAATGACGTAGCATCAGCAATAGCTAATGGTATATCAACAGCCTTGGCTATGGTCTGGGCAAACAACGTCTTACCTGTACCAGTAGAACCTATCAACATGATGTTAGACTTCCTAAGATAGATGTTCTCAGGATCTTTAGCTCTCTTCATGTGGTTGTATATAGCTACAGACAATACTTTCTTAGCATCATCTTGATCAATGATGTACTCATTGAGCTGCTCCATAATCTCATGAGGCTTAGGCAATGGCTTAGGTGGGGCCAATGCCTTGAGCTTAGGTTTAGGAGGCCGAGGCTCGTTCATGTAGTACTCATCCATGATTGCGTCCTCAATGAGGAGGTTCTCAAAGAAAGCGTCCATGCCTTCATCATCATCATTCCCCATGTACGTGAGCAGTTGCTTCATCTCTTCATCAGTCATAGGTTTCATTCTAACAAACCCCTTCTTGTCGTCATCACCCATACTATACTCCTATTGATACTATGATGTCAATGCCTGCTATACAAGTAGCCACTCCCAAGAACAAGAAGACTAGCGCGAAGCCAGCTCTCCATATTGTTTGACCTATGTTCATACTCCTCCTTACAAAGACTCTCTGATTATCTCTTGATCTATCATGGTAAAGACAGCATGTTCTGTTGTTAATGTCTTACCATCGAAGGCAACAACCTTCACTTCATTCTTTTCTAGCTGCTTCTTTAGTGCAGCAAGAGAGCCGAAGCTCCCCTGTACAATTACATTCTCATTCATAATACACCCGCTGCTATCTTACTGAGATAGTATACGATTAACCAACCTTGAGTTAGCATTGTCGCCCCTGTGACAAACACGATTATATATGATACTATCGCTTCTAAATCCATGATCACCTCGTTATAAGATATAAAATAAACATTGCTACGCTAAAGATAGTCAATGCTGATACTAACCATAGCGTAAAGAGGACTGTGGTTACTGCATCCAAGACCGCTCCCGTCTCTTGGATCACCCTCTTTGCATTAGTGTCTCTAACATCTCTTAGTGGATTGATTGTTGTGTCTCCTTTTTCAAGGTACGTATCTCACTAGCTACCTTCTCCAGTGTCTCAGCCATAGCTTCGATACCCTCGTCGTCTGTTAAGAACATAACGATTGACTCCTCTTCATTAGACATCTGCATTGCGAAGGCATGACTCATATCATCTATACCATCTACTGTTACGTCATCACCTAGTACTTCCTGCAAGTCATAGATTCTTACTTGGAACATAGTTGTTTCATTCATGATTGTTCTCCGGCATTGTTGATTGATTTTTAAATGATGCTAACATCTCAAGACAGTGGATAGCCTTGTGTATATCCTCTAACTCATTACCCTTGTTACGAGTAAGGTACTTGTTCACCTTGGTGTACACTGATGCCTTAACACCAGCGTATCCCCAGTTTCGGTACGTTATCTCTAATGGTTGGATGCCTAGGTTATTGTAGTGAGTACCTCCTACCTGCTTTCCGAATGCACGAGCCTCTTCCCCAGCTTGTGTACCACCCATTGTTGTTGTTGATCTATTAGCATCTGTTATCCAGTTTGACATTAGTATTCTCCTAAGTCCATCATCTCACACACAGGTGTCCTACCATCAAGAACTATACCGCAAGCAATGATAGGCTTCTGTGTAAAATGCTTGCCATAAGCAAACGCCATGCTATCTATATCAATACCACACCCTACAGCTAGACCCCAAACTAACCGGTGATCAGACGCAGTGGCTGACACACCAGCATTACCATGTGCATGTCCACTTACTGTACGGGTCATACGTTTGATAGCATCATTACGGAAACCGTTAGCACCACATGCGGTCCAGCCGTGATGATAGAGAACATTGTCAATTTCCATAGTGTCTACTATACGCCAGCCTTTAGGCATATCATACACCTCTTCAAGAGGACGCATCCATACCTCAGCATCCATACCTATCTTCTTGAGCTGACGTGCTGGTATCAGATCGTGATTACCTCCTGTCATATAGAGCTTAGGGAATGCGTCATACCAAGGCTGAAGTTTCTCTCTTGCATCCATCACCTCGCCATGTGCGCCTTGTAACATAGGTTCTGAATCATGGAAAGACAGGGCATGGTGATCAATCAAGTCACCGATATGCACTACCGTATCCACACCCCAAGCATCAAAGGTTTCTTTACAGAATTCTAAGTACCCTTCCAAGCAGTAAGGCACATGAGTATCCCCAATGATACCAACTCGGTGAGTCTTCTTACCGTCTAATTCATTTAGATTAACATGCCTTGCGTACATTAGATATATCTCCATTGTGAGTTAGCGGAAGTCCTGTTACTTGATCCTAATGCCCAACAGATATTCGCAGCAGTTCGCTTGACATGACAAGCTGCCGAAGTTATTGAAGGGTAGCAGTAACCAATCCCCCCCCCGTTATCACTTACAATAGGTTTAGGTTGGACAGGTTTTGTACTTAAACCAGTATCCAGTGCGTGGTGGAAATTCCCCCTAGCTGTTACCCACTCCAGATTAGAGGGGTGGTTGTTATGTTTGTTTCCGTCTTTATGGTTGACCATGTGAAGAGGGGATGGTCTCTCTCCATGATGGTGATGAGCAACTACCTGATGTGCATAATACTTTTTCTTCTTGTACGACATACGCCTATACCCGTTGGTGTTATTATAGATAACAGCTTCCTTGTCTCCCTTATAGATCACCCCTTCCTTATCTACTCTCAGTTCTTCGATGCTCATTTTTTCTTATCCTCCTGTGTCTTCTGGTCGTGGCATCCCTTACATAACACTTGTAAGTTATCCTCTTCACAGAATAATGTTTCAACAAACTTAGCTAGGTCGTCGTAAGATCTTAAACTTCCGCAAGAAACGATGTGATCCACCGCTACCTCTTTACCTGCACACCATTGCTTGCATCTATTACATAAGTATTCAAACTTACGTCTCTTATCAGGCCCAGTGTATGGTCTCTTAGCATTATTTAATGTATCAAATTTAGGTGGCCAACGTAGACTCTTCTGTCTCAATCCACTCCGAATGAATCCAAAGTACCCTGCCTCAGTGTAACGACCACCACCTCTAGTCTTCTCTACTCTTCGTCCCATGCTCCCTCCCCTCTATCAAAGATCTGTACATCATAAGATGTAGGCAGTACATCATAGTAGTA